AAATGAGAAGAAAACTAAATATCATTATGATTCCTAAAGTCCCCGTCAACCTACTCCTGCCTCGGTGACCATCTAGATGACAAATCCTTCTTTAGAAACTGAAAATTTTCTAGCCTTATTAGATGGTGTTCGTAAGGCTGGCTCTGGATGGATTGCGCGCTGTCCCTGCAGAAATGATGACGCTAATCCGTCTCTCTCTGTTGGACAAGGAATGGATGGTCGAGTTCTCGTTACCTGTCATCGAGGAATGTCCTGCAACGTAGAAGAGATATGTACTGCCGTTGGTTTGAGTGTTGCAGATTTGATGCCACGAAAAGACGATTCGGACTATCTACAGAACAAAGATTATCGTCCAGTTTCTCCACCAAAAAGCTCAGAGCAACAGAAAAAACCAGTGGTCGCAAAACCTACACCTTCAACAAAGCAAACATTGGTAGCAACCTACGACTACACGGACGAAAATGGAAAACTGTTATTCCAAAAGCTTAGATACGTAGACGAGAACGGCAAGAAAACATTTAGTCAACGAAAGCCCGACTCTAGAGGTGGCTGGGAGTACAGCCTCGGCGATATACCTAAGGTTCTTTACAATCTTCCCGCAGTTATAAACTCAAAGAAGTTTGATGCTGCCGTATGGGTTGTAGAGGGCGAAAAAGACGTAGACACGTTGACTGACGCTGGTTATATTGCTACAACCATGCCTGGTGGTGCTGGGAAATGGCTTGATATTCATACCGAACCCCTTGCTGGTTTAGTTGTGGAGATAATCGCCGACAAAGACGAGGTTGGATTAAAACACGCTTTAGATGTTTGTGAAAAACTTAAAGCGGTGGGATGTGACGCTCAAGTCTGGGTATGCCCAGAGCACAAGGACATAACGGACCACCTTGAGGCTGGAAAAGCTATTGACGAACTAGTTCCGTACATTCCAGAAGAACCAGAACCGGAACAAATGTCTGCGGATGGATTTAATGAAGTAGTTGTTTCTGAATCAAAGATTACAGACGAACTTTCTCCTGAAGACTTGGCTCTAACCAAGATTCAAGAAATCTTAGACAGAAGCGACCTAAATAATAAACAGAAGATAGCAAAAAGCGGTCTCATTCTCGCAACGGCAACTGTTTCTTTTACTTTAGATACGGGCCGTCTTGTTCACTGGAACGATTTTATTAATGAATCCGATGGAGACTCTTACGATTGGGCTATACCTGGCCTTATTGAAAGAGGAGAAAGAGTTATTGTTGTTGCTGCCGAAGGTGTCGGTAAAACAATGTTGGCTAGACAGGTTGCGCTTCTTTCAGCGGCTGGAATACATCCGTTTTCGTTTCAGCCCATGAAACCAATCACAACACTTACTGTTGACCTTGAAAACCCAGACAGAATCATTAGAAGAACTGGTCGCTCCATAGCGCTTCAAGCCATGTCGCAGGGTCGCGTGTCTCGCCTGAACGCCGAATTGTTAACTCGTCCGTCTGGTATGGATTTACTCAAGGCGAGCGATAGGGCGATTCTTGAAGAAGCGCTTGATACGGTCAAGCCTGAGCTTTTGGTTATAGGTCCTCTTTATAAAGCGTTTCTAGACCCAGGTGGCAGAACTTCTGAGTCAATAGCGTTAGAAGTTGCAAAATACTTGGACACGATTAGAACCATCTATAAATGCGCTCTCTGGATTGAGCATCACGCTCCACTTGGGACAAGCATGACAAGTAGAGACCTGCGTCCGTTTGGTTCAGCGGTCTGGTCTAGGTGGCCAGAGTTCGGTATTTCTCTCCAGCCAGACCCAACGGCATTAGGAGGCTACGTTTATGATGTACGCCATTTCAGAGGTGCTCGTGACGAGCGCCAATGGCCTACTAAAATAAAGAGAGGCGTCAGATTTCCATTTGAGGTCGTCGAGTGGTCTAAGGCTGTTAAATGAGTGACGAAAAATCAAAACCAATTACTACTAAAGAGTTTCTGAACGAGAGAGACATGCGCATTTTCAAAATGCGTCAAGCAGGAACTTCCGTAAATGAAATAGCCAGAAGATTTGGCGTTTCCTCAGCCTCGGTGTCTAGGTCTATTCAGCGCCAACTTGAAAAGATGAACAAGGAAGCCATCCTTGCCTACCCTGAGGTACTGAGAATGGAGCTGGAGCGTTTAGACAACCTACAGCAAGCAATATGGCCCATGACGCAACACAGACGCATAGTCGGTGACGATGGAACAGAAATGCAGATAGAGCCGGACCTGAAGGCGATACAGCAAGTTCTTTCCATAATGGACAGAAGAACGAAATTGCTTGGCATGGAGCAGACAAACGTGAACGTAAACGTTGACGGAACACTGAACCAGACAGTTCGCGCAACTATTGCTGGACAACCAGGCGTAACTATGCCTGCAGTTGGTTTCGACGCCGAATCAGAAGCAAGAAAACTGTTGGAATTGATGGCAATTTCTGGAGTGTTGCCAGAGGAGACTGTTTATGCAATTCTTAGAAAAAACCAAGAAGATGAAGGTTTAATTATCGACGCTGAAGTAGTATCTGACTCAACGGATGAGCCAAACTACAGGGACCCAAGCGATGATGATATCGAACAATGAAAATGAAGAACTTGACAATATTCGCGTAGCTATGGACAAGGTTGCAGAAACCTTGACACCCACCATCTCGCCTTTAATTGACGCTTCAGACGGTCCAGCAGACAAACAGGTCCTTATTCGTACCAACGACTACGAAAGAGGCAGATGGAAAGAAGCTGCCAATATAGAGCAGGTAACCCTTTCTGCGTGGATTAGAAACATTCTTAATTCCGAAGCCAAGAGACTGCTTGAATGCGACCACCCAATGGAAATGATGCGTTTCTATCCTTGGGCCAAGATATGCACTAAATGCGGTAATCGGCTTTAGTTTGCGCATATCTTCTAATGGTATTATTTAATTAAATGTCTTCCGATAATGAATTCCCCATCCCTTTCGAGGAGTCCAGACGCGGTCTGGCGGCTAACCAAGAGGAAAAAGCGGCCGTAGGGCGACTTGGTCAGTATTTAGCTTCTCGCGGAGTTAATAGACCGACAATCGGCGAAGGGCGCAAAAAAAGAAGAAGCGGCAATATCGAGCTTCCCACTGGCGGCAAGCCAGGCCAAAGAAACCCTACCGGTTCGAGAAGAGACGTTGACGGCGATGGCTGGGCAGACGAGGGAACCACCAAGCCAGTATGGGTCGGCACCGAGAGTCAAGCAGGTAAGCCAAATACTGTTGCTCGTCTTTCTAGTGGCATGGTGCAACTTTCACCAACAGAGCGGCACGACTATGGCGCTCTTGTGGCGTCAAAAAAAGTTCAAGCGAAAGACGTCAAAGGCAAAGGCGGAGAATACAGAATAGTCATAACGACATCGGGAACCGTAGCCGCATTTCTTGATTCAGACATTGAGAAAGAAAGAAACAACCTTCTCGACAGATTTAACGAGCTAGGCAAAAATCCTTTTACAAACAAAGAAGCCCCCCTTGCATTGAAGGACATTGATGACCGGGATGTACTAAGAGGACTGCTCGATGACCAGCGAAAAATTAAACCATCAGCAGGAATGCAGGTCTACCTATCCGGCAAAGGCATTGAAGTTTTCGGAATAGAAACAAGAGAAAAACACCGCCGTCGTGGATTAGCAACAGAGATGTTTAACTTTCATCGTGAAGTATTTCCCGACCAAGACCTCCAACATAGCGACGCGTTGACTGATGACGGTAGGGCTTTTGCCGACGCGACTCCCACTGTCTCCGTATCGGCAAAACTTTCCTCTGGCAAAGGACGTAATACAAAGCTAAACGTTACGCGCTATGGAAAAGACGACGAATACGCGCAGGTATCGTCTTTTGAAATTGACGGCAAAGTGTTTGAGATTTCTCGTGGTGGAGACTCTCCCGGCAGAGACATGTACAACGGTTACATCTCTGCGTTCGACGAGGATAAAAACGTTGCATACATCGACTACAATATGGATACAGAAAACAAGAAAGCCGTTGTGGCAATGGTTTTCACCGATGAAGAATATCGTCGTCAAGGAATAGCCGAAGCCCTTCTTGATTCTTTTGTGACAGAAAATCCCGACTACGAGATAAGCCCTGGTGGCACCACCGACGAAGGTGGAGACTGGTGGCGTTCGGTTACTGGTGGGGATGGACCAATAAAAGCAGAAAAAGCTACACAAACGCAAGAAGGTCTCTTTTCACCACGCAAAGGAGAGCAGGGAGACTCCGGCTCAAGGCTTTCTTCTGGAAAAAAATATCAGGAGATAGTTGATTCCCAGCCATCGTTAAGCGAAGATAAAAAACAATCGATAGCTAATTTTCTTGATGATATTGTGTCAGAAGAATTTCAAAAAGAAGATATTTATGTGCTTGATACCGGTCCGACGCCACCAAGGCCTCCCGGAATGCCAGAACCAAAGCCGAGACAAATACTTAAAGACGATGAAAAAAGAACTCTAGAAAAAGAACGAGTTCGCAACTTGTTAGCCGAAGTATTTAAAGGCGAGATGACCCTAGACAAAGACGTCATCATCACCGCTGACGACGGGACACAATTAAACATAGGAAAAAAAGTCCTAGTAGAAATAATGCCGCAATCTTCCTATGCGCCAGCGATAAAGGTAAAAAAGGCTTCTGAAAAAGACCTTGCGGAACAGGATGAATTAGGACTGTATGAAGAAAATATAAAAGAGGGTGACTTAGTAACAGAACTGCAACTTGAATTCAGGATTAAGCCACTTCCTGAGTACAGCGACGCACTCTTGGCTATATTTAATGATGAAGATGGAAAAAGATACATTTCCAGAGAAGACGGTACACCGGCTCTTGCGACGGGATACAGAACATTCATTCAGGTGTCTGGAGATGACAAAGACGTTCGAATTGTCTCTCACGATTCTTTTTACATCAACAATCGTGCCCAAGGTCAAGGAATTGGGTCTGTTTTTAATGCTAGAAATGAAAAATTATACAACGAACTTGATGTTCGTTCCATAATTACTTGGGGTAATTCCGGCAGTGGTTCAACCGGTGCTGTTCATTGGCCAAAAAATGGTTTCTCTTGGGCAGGAGAGAAAGATAAGCAGGATTTTATAAAATTAATTGATGAGGCAATCGTCAA